AGGTACAACAGGTACTGCAAACCAGAATGCTAACTTCGGTGCAATCGTAGCTGGTCATGATTCTGCTGTCGCAACTGCGGAGCAAATCAGTAAGACTGAAACTTACCGTGACCCTGACAGCTTTGCTGACATCGTTCGTGGTATGCATCTATACGGTCGCAAGATCCTTCGTCCAGAAGCTCTTGTAACTGCCAAATATAACTTAGCATAAGGGGAGATTAAACAATGAACGGTATTCGTATGATCTCAGTAGAACTTGAGGCAACAGCACTGTCTGCTGGTGCCAATACAGTTGCTACTCTTCCTGCACAAACAGTTATCTTGGCTGCTGGTGTAGAAGTCACAGAAGCACTTACAGGTGCATCTGCTTTGACTTTCGATATTGGCACTGGCCTTGATGATGATGCTTTTGTTGCAGCTTATGCAATGGCTAGTAAGGCAGTAGGAGCAGTAGCTCCTTCTATTGCTGGCATTGCTTACCTGACAGCAGAAGACACACTGGACCTTACAGTTGATACCCTTACAGGTACAGCAACAGCAGGTAAACTACGTGTGTGGGCAATGACTGCTGACGTTGATGGCAAAGGTGCTGCAGAAGTAGCTCGTGATCAAGTGTAAGTAAATAATCTTTAGGGGCTGGGAAACTGGCCCCTTTAGGCTATCCAAAGGATTTTTGTAATGGCTACTTATGTTTCACTGGTAAATGAACTTCTTAGAAGAATGAACGAGGTCACCCTTGATCTTGCGGGTGATGGGTTCGATACAGCACGTAATGTTCAAGCACTAGCAAAAGATGCAATTAATAGTAGCATTAGACTTATTCTACAAGATGGTCAAGAGTGGCCATTTCTTAAAAATACTTACACTCAAACTTTAACAGCAGGTACACGTCAATATAACTTTCCTGCAGACTACTCCAGTGCTGACTGGGATACTTTTTACATCAAAAAACTTTCATCTAAAAACAATGCCCCTCAAAGACTGGGTGCTATTTCCTATGAAAACTATATTCAGAACTATAGATCTTCTGACGATGGTGGTGATACAGTAAACGGTGAGTCTGCCCCTTCGATTGTGTATCAGACCTATGGAGAAGCTTTTGGCGTAACTCCCGTACCTAATGCTGCGTATGAGATTGAGTACGTATACTGGTCTTTCCCTTCGGACCTTACACTATACAATGACGTATCAGTTATACCAGATCGTTTTAAGCACGTACTTATTGATGGTGCTATGATGTTTATGATGCGCTTCCGTAGTAACGAGCAGAGTGCAGCGATGCACCAGAATAACTTTGAGGATGGTATTAAGTCTATGCGCCGTGTCTTAATGGATGATGCTATTGAGATCCGCTCTACTGTAGTTACACGTGGTAATACATCTTCTTTTAGTGGCGGTCACTAATGGCTGAGAACCTAGCATCCTTTAAGGTATTCTGCCAAGGTGGTCTTAACACTAGCCGTGATGTGCTTTCACAAGGTGAGACACAGCCTGGTTCAGCTATTTCTTTGATTAACTACGAGCCTGCTGTTACGGGTGGCTACAGAAAAATTAATGGTTACTTAAACGATTACGGTACTGTTACAGGGACAGGTAGTGTCTTAGGTGTCTGCGTAGCTAACGGGATTAACGATGGTATTCTTGCTTGCCGTAAACCCTCTAGTGGCAACAACTACCTCCACTACTGGAATGATTCTACAGATGCTTGGGTGGCAGTAACTACTTCAGGCTCCCCTACTATGACAGGTGTTTCTAAAGTACGTTTTTCTAAGTTTAACTGGGGTAGCCCTAAGATAGTCTTAACGGATGGTATAAATCCTGCATCTACTTATGATGGCACTACTTATACTCAAATAACTCAATCTGATGCACCTACTGCGCCTAAGTATTCTTCTTTTTATCAAAACCACTTGTTTTTAGCAGGTGACCCGTCAGAAAATACAAATGTTTATTTTAGTGCTCCTTATGATGAAACTAGTTTTGCTCCAGCTGACGGTGCAGGTGTTATTAATGTAGGGTTTCCTGTTGTAGCTATTAAGCCTTTCCGTGATGCCTTGTACATCTTTGGTACTAACAACATCCGCAAGCTTATAGGCAACAACATTTCTAACTTTGTACTTGAAAATATTACGGATGACCTTGGTTGTCTAGCTACTGACAGTGTTATTGAAATCGGTGGAGACTTGTTATTCTTGTCACAGGATGGTCTACGTCCTGTTAGTGGTACAGACAAGATTGGTGACGTTAATCTTGAAACGGTATCCAAAGACATTCAGTCTATCTTTACTGATGTTATCTTTGACGTAGACCTTGAAGGGCTTAATGCTGTTGTAATTCGTCAGAAGACACAATTTCGTTACTTCTTTTCTGGCAGTGATACCCAAGGTATTATTGGCGGCTTTAGACAGACACCAAATGGTTTGCAGTTTGAGTACAGTCAGATGCTAGGTATTACAGCTACCTGTGCAGACAGTGGCTATATAGGCCAAAGCGAGTTTGTTATACATGGTGATTCTGTAGGTAAAGTACATAGACAAGAACGTGCCTTTAGCTTTAATGGTGAGCCTATCTTTAGTGTTTTTCAGAGTCCATTCTTTCACATGCAAGACCCTGAGCAACGTAAGATATTTTACACAGTAGCTACATACTTACGTTCTGAGGGTGATAACGAGATTGTAATGTCTACTTTGTATGACTATGAAGACGTAGATACTCTTAGTCCTACGAACTTTACACTAACAACAATAGGTGCTGCTGCATACTATAACGAAGCACTATACGATAGTACAGCAATCTTTGATGGTAATCCTGCTCCAGTACGCAGAACAAACATATCTGGCTCAGGTAAGTCAGCATCATTAAAATACGTAACAAATGACACTAATGCCTCACACAGTATTCAAGGCATAGTAATTACCTTTGGGGTAGGAGATAGGTTGTAGCATGGCGGGTTATTCAAGACAGTCAGCAGCAGATATTATTGCTAACGCAATTATTAAAGCTGCACCAGTAAATGCAGAGTATAACGCACTACGTGATGCTTTTGCTTTTAGCGGTGGTCACAAGCATGATGGAAGCTCAACAGAGGGTGCATACATACCCCTTATTGCTGATGTTGATGCATTTAATAAAGTAGTCATAGATACGACTAATAACCGTATTGGCTTCTTTAGTGAAGTAGGTGGCGCTGCAGTAGAACAAGTACGCATCCAAGACGGTGCTATTGTACCTGTTACTGATGATGACATTGATCTTGGTGCTACAGGTGCTGAGTTTAAAGATTTGTATATTGATGGTGTTGGTTATATTGACACACTAACTGTACATGAGAATGCTACAATAGCTGGTACACTGAATGTAACTGGTGTTATTACTGCACCGGGAGGACTTGTTGCAGATATTACAGGTGACATTACAGGTAATGTTACTGGTGACTTGACTGGTGATGTTACATCTACTGGTACTTCTACCTTTGCAGATATTGATGCTGTTGACCTTGCTGCCACAGGTACTACAGTCATTACATCTGGGGACATTAACTCTGGTACTATTGATAACTCTGTAATTGGTAATGCAACACCTGCCGCTGGTACATTCACAACACTCAACGCCAACACAAGCCTCACTGCAGCTACTGCTGACATTAACGGTGGTACTGTAGACGGTACAACTATTGGTGCAACTACTCCAAGCACAGGTGCATTTACTGCACTTAGTGCTACAGGTACATCGACACTTACTACAGTTGACATTAACGGTGGTGCTATTGATGGTACAGTTATTGGTGCTTCTAGTGCTGCTGCTGGTAGCTTTACAACTGTATCGACATCTGGACAGGCAACCCTTGCGACTGTTGACATTAACGGTGGTAGCATTGACGGTGCTATTATTGGAGCATCAACTCCTGCAGCTATAACTGGTACAACCGTTACAGGTACTAGCCTTGTAGGTCCAGTAACAGGTAATGTCACAGGTAACCTTACAGGTAACGTAACTGGAGATGTGACTGGTGACCTAACAGGTAATGTAACTGCATCAAGTGGTTCTTCCACCTTTAACAATGTCGTAATTGATGGTACACTGAATATGAACGCTGGTACTACAGCTACTATTCAGAACCTTACTGCACCAGTAAATGACCTTGACGCAGCCACGAAAAAATACGTAGACGATGAAGTAGCTGGTCTTGTAGACTCTGCACCTGGTACACTTGATACACTCAACGAACTAGCTGCAGCATTGGGTGATGACGCAGACTTTAGTAATACTGTAACAACCAGCATAGCAACCAAGCTCCCACTAGCAGGTGGTACAATGACTGGTGCTATTGCTATGGGTACAAACAAGATTACTGGACTTGGTGATCCGACTGCAGCACAGGACGCAGCAAGTAAAAACTATTCTGACACTACTTTCTTAAGTCTATCTGGTGGCACTATGACTGGTGCTATCGACATGGGTAGCCAGAAGATTACTACTACTTATACACCCACTAATGCAGCTGATCTCACTACTAAGACGTATGTTGATGCTATTTTAGGTTCAGGAAGTGATGCCGCCGCAAGTGCCGCAGCAGCCGCTACATCCGAAACTAACGCAGCTACTTCAGAAACTAATGCTGCAACTTCTGAGACTAATGCCGCAACAAGTGAAGCCAATGCAGCTGCATCGTATGATAACTTTGATGATCGTTACCTTGGAGCTAAGTCTTCTGCCCCTACAGTAGACAATGACGGTGATGCACTTATCGTTGGTGCTTTGTACTTTAACAACACTACTAACATCATGTACGTCTACGGTTCTGGTGGATGGCAAGCTGCTGGTTCGTCAGTCAATGGTACATCTGATCGTAATACTTACACTGCCACTTCAGGTCAGACAGTCTTCGCTGCTACCTATGATACTGGCTATGTAGATGTGTACCTCAACGGTGTTAAACTTGTAGCTGGTACAGACTTTACTGCCACCAATGGTACAAGCATTACACTTGCTACAGGTGCAGCGGTAAATGATGTAGTAGACATTGTAGCTTACGGTACGTTTGTACTGGCAGATCACTACACTGAAGCACAGTCTGATGCTCGTTATGTTCAAGTAGCTGGCGACAGTATGACTGGCAATCTGGACATCACGGGTACTTTGACCAGCGATGGGCTGACTGTGGATACAGACGCTTACAGAAGATTACTTCTTACATACCCTGACAATTTTACCTCAAAGCTACAAGTAGGTTTCTCTAACTTTTATGTGCAAGGTTCAGCAACAAATGACAGGCTGACAATAGCAAATAACTCTAGTGGTCAAACTCATTTTGAGAACCAAAGCAAAACGTCTATGGTTATTGATAACTCAGGCGACATCTCCTTCTACGAGGACACAGGCATAACGCCAAAACTTGTGTGGAAGGCTGCTGACGAGCGGTTGGGCATTGGGACAGATTCGCCAGAAAGTCTGGTTGAGTTAGAAACAACAAGTGCAACTGTTTTTGATGCGTCAGATACGTCTGGCCAAGCAACAGCAGGGTCAACACTAGCTGTTCAAAACCTAAGTGATGCGAATAATACCTTTTCACAAATACTGTTCCGCAACCGAAATTCCTCTAAAGCTGTTTCACGAATTGCCAGCCTAACAAATGGAACAGGTACACAACTTTCATTTGTAACGGAAAACAGTGGTACACCTGCAGAAGCCATGCGCATCGACAGCAGCGGTCGGGTGGGAATTGGGACGAGTTCGCCTAGTTCTTATTGGGCAAGCGCCGATGACTTAGTTGTGGCAACATCTGGCAATACAGGTATTTCTGTAGTTTCTGGTACAACCAGCCTTGGTTATCTCATC